CCCGCCGATCACATAGGCATTGCGCCAGGAACCGCACCGATGCCGCACCATATCCAGCAGCGTGTCACGGATGCCGAACACAACCGGCTTCAATCTGGCTGGCTTCTCATATCGCTCCCGACCAGAGACGCATTGCCATATGCTGTCCACGTCTACGATGAGGTCACCCCATACAGCGACCTCATCCACGTACGTGCTCTTGCCAGACATCGGACTGCCCCACACAAGATAAACCTGCCTGGCGATATGTCCCAGCTTGTTGTGTATCCGGTTGTGACACACATGGTGCACCAGCACCACATTGTCTGGGTTCAGGGCAACAGCAGCGTCATTCACGTTGCGTTCGTTCAGCGCCACCTTATGGTGACCAATACAGTCATACTTCCGCGTGATTGGCTCCCCGCAATGAGCACAAATGATTTCCCCCTGCTCATTGACTCGCTCCATCTTGAGCGTTGCCAGCAGAGCCCGCCACTCTCTTGACTGATAGAAGTTATTGAGCGTGTACATTATTTGACCTTCATAAGGACAACTTTATAGGTAAATCGCTTTTCTTCATCATAGTGGTTATATATACCAACAGCAATTTGAGCCGGCCGATAGTCCAAACGCACGGCAGGATTTACGTTATACATGGTATTTGCATTACCAGAGTAATAAGGCGCAAACCACTTTTGTGGGTTATCGTCAGTCAATCTAATCATACGCCCAACAACAACCCATTCATCAGGGTTCCAATCGGCGTAGGCCACGCCCAGACTCTCTACCATAACTTGGCCAAGTCCAAAATTTTTAGCTCCAATCAGTACAGTACCTTCCAAAACAATAAAGTTATCTTTAGCAACAACTTCCTTCAAGCACTTGTTTTCGGCAATACCATAAACAGCCATAAATCACCACTGTCCTTCCTCAATCTGTTTTTTCTTCAGCTCTAGTTCCTCGCGCTTCAGGTCATACGCCGCCGGGTCATTCCACCAATTCCCCTTGTCGTAGTTCTTCAGTGCCAGGTTGATAGCGGCCACGTCAGGTGCCATCTGCTTGCGATGTACCTCCGTCCGCACGACCCTGGACGTTGCAATCTCTTCCGGCCCGAAGCCCGCTTCCAGCAGCGCATCATACATCTCCTTTGGCCAGGTCACTTCCTCGCTGGTGACCTTCGATTCGGTGTATTCGTAGCCCTTCGCCTTCCGGATGAGCGCCGACCTCAGGTCAGCTACTAAGCATTGCCGCCCCCTTTTAAGGGTTTCAGCCAATTCCGGATGCTTGTTCTTGTAATCGCACCATGTGCTGACACTGACCCCCAGAGACTTCGCGATTTGCTCCTCAGTCATCGTCTGACACATCTGCTCAATCCAGTTCAGGTGCGGCTTGATGTGTGTCTCATATTTACTTTTTCGACCCGCTCTAGCCATAGCAATCACCGCCTTTCGTAAGCAGAAAAATAGCGCAAACCTGAAAAAAACAGAATTTACGCAAACTTTTTTGATATTTCTCTTGACTTTTGTGTACACATAATGTATAATATAATCACAGGTTGGGGATAACCTGACCGAGTTCGATGGCAGTGTCAGAAAGGAGAAGCAATGGACGAAGAAATGAGCCTCGCCGAACTGTTGAAGGCAACCGCCGAAGAGAATCAGACCAGAAAGATTCTCGCAATCCTGAAATCCAGCACCAATCTGGATGAAGCGATTGAAAAAGTAGAGAGCTTACTTAAAAACTAAGCAAGCTCTCTAAGACCTAAGTCACGGGAAGCGGTACTGACCGCCGCTTCCCCTCTGACACCATCATTTTAGCATGCCACAATATTTTTTGCAATGGTCAGGTGATAGAAATGAAACAGCCAAAACTAGGCCGCCCAACCAGCGACCCGAAAACGAAGCAGATCCATTTTAGGCTATCGGAATCAGACCTACAGATTTTTGAGTCATGCGCCCAAAAACTTGGTCTTTCCATGACTGAAATGATCAAGCTCGCTGTCAAGAAATTAAACGATACTGCCAGCCAGCCCTCGGAGTAATCCGGGGGCTGGTCTCTTATTTTCGTCCCCTCTTGACGGTGGGGGATCGCCGCTTTGTGACTGTCAACTGCTCGTTACAATCCCCGCGCCCTCCCACTCAGGGTGAGAGGGCGTGACAACAGAAAAGAAAGGAGGAACCCCCACAGCGGTCATCCATCACCCGCTATGGGATGCTACTATTTTCTCACAGTTTTTGGGCTCTGTGGTGTAACATTTCTTTTGCGCTTGATTTTGTTGCGTGGGATATAGCCCATGTGATAGGCAACAAGCCGGATGAATTCCGCGTGAAAATCCTTTGCCCGGTCATAGCTATACCCCACATCCAGCGCTGCGCCTTGCAGCGTCCGCGTCCGCCGCCAGTATACCAGGTCGATGATTGCCAGCCTTACGTCGCCCGTCCCCATCCTGGCTGTCTCCCGCACGGCGTCCGAAATCGCCATGTAAACGGCGCAATCTCCGTCAGAGAGTCGTTCCATAGCCAACTGCTCCACTGGCCGTCCTGCGCCGCCACAGGACGTCTGGGCGGTATATTGCGCCGTCAGCCGTTTATCAGGCGTGCCATATCGCTGCCTCAGCTCCGGATACAGGCGGAGCGCTGCCTGGATAGCGCCCCACCACCAGTGCCCACGCTGGCTCATCGGTCAGTCCCCCTCTTCCGCTTGCGTTGCTCTCGCACGGTGCAGCCCGGGCCTGGCAGGCAAGGCCGCCGCCGACCAGTATCCAGGATGTAATGGCAACACTTCTGCGTGCCCACG